AAACAACGGATTATCACCGAGGAATGGTTGGAATTTTTGCGTATATTGAGTAGTGGTGTTGAGCGGCCTGTCCTCGGTGGCGCACCGCCAATTCAAACAGGCGGGCCAGGTCAGCCATTCCCAGGCGCAGAGATATTTGGCGGCCTGCCAAGCCCCAAAGATATACGCACGCTGGAGCAGGATCGGTTAGATCAGCAGTTTGAACTGATCTTCGATGACTTCCTTGTCAGCATCATCACTGCGCGAACCACGCTGGGCGGTGCATTCTCTGACCTTGCACTCAACATTGCAGACACCTTTGCCATTGAGTTGACGAAAGCCATGCGTGAATCCTTCATCACGCCAATGGTGCGCGGGTTGACTGAACTCTTACAGGAGGGCCTCTCATCAATCTTTGGTGGCTTGGGAGGTTTTGGTGGCGGCGGCGTCAAAGGGTTCTTTGGTGGGCTGCTCAAAGGCATTGGCACGATCTTTGGCGGCTTCTTTGCCACTGGCGGCACGCTGGGGCCTGGCAAGTTTGGCATTGCCGGCGAGCGCGGCCCTGAGCTTCTATTCTCCGGCAATCAGCCATTGCACATTGCACCTGTGAGTAATGTGGGTGGCAGTGGCGTGATGAGCGTCAATATGAATTTTGCTATTGCTGCGCCTTCAGGTGAGGTAAGCCAACGCACGCAGGATCAGATTGCAGACAGCGCCATGCGAGGAATGGAACGCGCGCAGCGGCTCAGAGGGGCACGGTGATATGCCACCAACCTACGATTCTGTCAGCTTCCCAACAGATGCCATCTTCGCGAACGGCGCAGTCAGTGGCGGCCCTACATTCATCACACAGGTGGCAAGTGCGGGAAGCGGTATAGAGCAGCGCAATGGCCGAACAGGCGCGCACGCGCGCAGGTACTTTACGCTTGATACAGGCACGGTCAATGATGCCACGCGCAATGCCGTGGTGGGATTCTTCATTGAGAGGCGTGGCCGTTCTGATTCCTTCAGGTTCAAAGATCCTTTCGATCACACGGCATCTGGTGCTCCCATCGTCAGTGGGCAGCTCGTAAAGCGATACACAGCAGGCGGTGTTACCTATGACCGCCCAATCACTAAGCCGATCAATGGCACAGTGACCTTTAGTGGCGGCGGAACTCTCAATTATGAAACAGGCGTGATCACTAGTGGTGCGGGCGGCACGTGGTCAGGGCAGTTTGAGATTCAGGCGCGCTTTGGCAGTGATCGCTACCTCGAGCGCAACTACTTCATCGACTGGCACAACGTTTCAGTTTCGATCATCGAAACATTTGACAGCGCCATACCAGCCACTTCAAGCACCGTGCCAGGTGACGTGCTCAGCTATTCATTCACATTGCCCATTGAAGTCGGCCGTGAACGTTATGCGGATTACTCAACATATCTCTGGACTGGCAGCCCATATGCTGAGGACAGGTCAGCGCAATATGCAGTTGGCCTCGTAGGTTTTGGCGGCAATGTGCTCTGCTCAGATCGCACTGATCTCGAAACGCTCTTGAGCATCTTTCTCTGCGCGCGTGGCCGGCGCAGTGGCTTTCAGTATGAAGCATTCAATGTGCGGTTCGGGCGTGATGATCTGATGCTTGGCTATACCGGCAATGAGAGCTTTCAGGCTCCAATGTCGTTTGTGGGGTTGGTCTAGCGTATGCCTCGAACAGTTCCGGCAGGGTTACTATCAGCGATTCAGTCAGGCGCAACCAGTCTCTGCAATCTGATCAATATCACTGACGCCATTGGCGGCACTCTGGCTCTGACTGATCACATTCAGGACTTGAGTGTTTCAGCTGTCACCTATCTGGCACGCCCTGGCATGAAGGTGTCGCTTATGAAAACGAGCGGCAATATGGAGATTGATAATTATGAGATTGAGGGTTATTTCGTCGCAGGTGTGGTGACGATGGCGGATCTGCTCAAAGGCAGATTCACCGGCGCAAGGGTGCGGCGCTATATCGTCAATTACGATGACCTGGCAGATGGCGTGCTTCAGATTGGTGATGGGAACGTTTCCAGGGTTGAGGTTGCAGACAATGCTTTCAGGGTGCAGGTATTGGGCAAGATGTGGCGCCTGTCGCAACCTGTAGGGCGAACTGTTACTAAGCGCTGTGATGTTGAACGGCTGGGTGATGCGCGCTGCCAGTTTAATCTGGATACCACGCAGGCTGGTTATACCGCAGCATTCAAGCAGACTCTCACAGTATCGGCTGTCACGAATGCCATCACCTTCACGGCTACTGGATTCACTGGCAGCACATCACCGTCTGGCTCTGAGTGGTATCAGAATGGGCGAGTGCTATGGCTGACGGGTGATAACGCAGGATATACGCAGCAGATCGCATCAGTTTCTCACCCCTTCGCTCTGGAACTAACTCTGAGGACGCAGCCCGGCGCAGACATCAGTATTGGTGACACTTTCACAGCTATAGCGGGATGTGATCGCACTACAACAGACTGTCAATTCAAGTTCCGAAATAGTGCCCAGCCTAATGGCAATCTGGTGAACTATCGCGGCTTTCCTGGGCTCATTGGAACTGACATCTACTTAACAGCAGCAAAGATCAAGGCAATAGATGACGCAGGCGGAAGAACTCCCTTTTAAAGATAAGCGCGATGAGATCACCGCAAAGGCACTCGAGCTGGTGACTAATCACGTGCGGTTTCGTCCTTATGGCCGATTCCCTTATGAGCCTAAGCGCATCAGGGGCCTTGATTGCATAGGCGTCATCATCTGGGTGGGGCAGGAGACTGGCGTGCTTGGAGAGGTGACGTACGAGCCTTATGCCTTCCCGCCATCGGCTGAATCATTTGATCAGATATTGCCCTATGTGGATCGAAGAACTGAGCCGGCAGAAGGATGCATTGTGGTCCTTGGGCAATACAGCGGCACGCCTATTCACTGCGGGTTGATGCACAAGGCAAGTGATGGCTCGTGGGCAGTCATTGGCATTGCGCCAACTATGCGTCGTGCCTATGTGACGATGTATCCACTAAGCGATTGCGAGCGGATGCCCACGAGCTATTACGACTATAAAGGAGTTTGATTGACGATCTTCCTGACAGGCATCGAGTTCATCCTGGCGACGATGACCTTGATCGAGATACTCACCGTTGCTGCGGTTGTGGTGGGTGTCTCAGTTGGCCTGAGCTACCTGATCGGCGCACTCACACGCGGAAAGCCTGGAGAGCAGGCGCAGCGCGAGATAAGCGTTACCACAGCTGAGGAAGGTGCGGCACTCGCGCGCGTGTATGGCTCGAATGGTGCAAATGGGCAGATGGGTGTGGGTCCGCATTGCATAGCGCGAGGCACAATCACGAAGCGCACCGTGGGTAGTAGTGGCGGTGGCAAAAAAACGCCGGCTAATCCTGGCCAGGCAGCCTATTCCACGTCGCTCGGTTTTGCAGTCTGCGAGAATATAGACAACACGGTGCTTGGTATCTCACGCATCTGGATTGCTGAGGAACAGCATTATTTTGCTGATGCATCCAGTCTTGATGGCACAAATCCACCAATCGTTGGCTCACCTAATGGTGGCTTCAGGAAGACAGCCTGCAATGCCCAGAGGATGCAGATACTCCTGGGCCAGTCCACACAGACGCAGGCCCAAAGATGCACGTGGTTCTATCCAATCGAAGCCGATGCGCCTGGCTATCGTGGCGTGGTAACGATCTGGTTTGATGATATGGACCTCGAGCCAACACACACGCTGATGCCGCAGATGAAGGTTGAGGTCGTGACAACTGCCGATGTCTACACATATGAATGCAAATTGGCAGGACTGACTGATAGTGATCTCGATTTTGATCCGGGGTTGCCAGAGGGTGCGAGCAATGCCACGGCACAGAACATCTTTCTCCTGGGGCCAACTCCACCTAAACAGACCTTCGAGATGCTGAATGTGGTGAATCCATACAGCATCGTCGAAGCAGATGGAGTGCTCAAAGGGTTCTATCTGCCTACAGCCTCAAGCGCAACAGTGACAGATGGCGAACTCGGCGCAGTCAACAAGGGCCGTGAGGAAGTCACGACGGATGAGCAGAAGCCGATCAAGTTCGTGATGGTATCTGAGCAGACTACCGACACCCCGCGGCGCGTCATCCTGCGGTATTACGATCCTGATCGTGCTTATGAGATAGCCGTGCAGGGCGTGGCGCGTGAATACGGCTCCGGGCATCGCGTCCTTGAATACAACCTTAATATGGCGCTGGCTCGTGAGAATGTTGAGTATATTGCCGCACGTACGCTTGCGCGGATGGAGTCAGAGCGCGAGCAGATCAATGAAGCACTGCTGCCAAAATATCTTCGCTACCATCCAGGCGATACGCTGACACTGCCACTCCCGAACGGGCAGGTGGTGGATGCGCGTATTGAGACTATGGAGATTGGGCCAGGCGAGCCGGTGCAGATCATTGCAACGCGGCAACTGCGTCTGGGCGGGCTTGGCTTCGGTGATGGCACCAACGGCACGCTGCCACCGGATGAGCCTGATCCTGGAATACCTATTCTGTCAGTATTTGTACTCTCGAATGTGCCACCGCTGATTGATGATCACGACGGCTTTGATGGCATCTACTGGACAGCAGGCCCAAGCGTTGATGCCAACGCGACAGACCCACCATCAAACTGGTTCGGCGCAATGCTCATCCGCAATGCCTGCGGCTCAGATGATACCAATAAACAATATCAGGTAGTGGCACAGACAAACACATCCGGCACTATAGGCATTGCCAAAACCGTACTTGGCACTGGCAGCGGCGTTGATGCCACGAATACGGTGGACATCTCCTTCCCATATGGAGACGGCACCACCACGCTCACTGGCATTCACAATAATGCATTCGTGGCCACTACCGTTTCGAATCTGTGCGTGCTGGGCAAAGAGGTGCTTCAGTTCAGGGACATCTCCGATGTGAGCGGCTCCTATCCGCTGGCTGATCAGCCGGTCTATAGGCTGTCGCAGCTGAAGCGTGGTCTCAGAGATACATCTGCGTTCACATCCACCCATGCCTTGAGTGATGCATTCTTCCTCTATGATCCTAATGCTGTCATCCGCGTTCCATTGAACATTGATGAGCAGGACGACACGTGGAACTTTAAGACGATTACATCCGGCGAAATTGAAGCAGACATAAACAACCCGCTCGCATTCACCGTGGATGCCGATGCAGGCACGTCAGTGCTAACTGTCCACACGCATACATAATGGGCAAGCGCATCAAATCAACCGGATTTATCCTTGACGCATCATCCACTGGAAGTGCGCCTGTCAGCCCGAGTGGTACAGTGGCACTGCGTGCCAAGTCTGATGTCACCCAGTTTCAATACAGCGCAAATGGCGGGGCGTGGACTGACTTTGGGGGCAGCAGCACAGGCGGCACGCTGACAGGCAAGTGGCTCTGGTCAAATGCTACTACAGGAGCGCCAGCCACAGGTGTGGTGGCCATCAATAATGCAGACCCCAGCGCGGCCACTGAGATCAGGATTCATGAAACATCGAATGATGCCACTGCCTTTGCCACCAGTTTTGATTCAGTCATACCGGGCAGCGACATCTATGTGCAGGACTTCGATGATGCCACGAGGTGGGTTAGATACACGGTCACTGCGCCGGCCACC